TCTTATTTTTGACGACAAGAACGTCAACCTTTTGAATGAAATTGACAAAATCATTGCGGATCAATTGAAAGGATTTGCGCCTTCCGTCAAGGACTATCTTCGGAACTTTGAAACGATCAAACAATTCAATTTTGACGCGCAAAAATCCGTCAATGATCTTTCAGAAAAGGAACTTGAAGACCTTATCAATCCGATTCAAAAAGCAATGACGCAACAAACGATTGACGGCTTGACCGGATCCGGCGTAAATTCGCAATTCATTGAACCGGTGAAACAAGGAATTTTCAAGAATATCGTTGCCGGTTCCACAATTACGGATCTTGAAAGCGCCCTTCGAACTTGGATCACAACGACGCAAGCCGGGAATTCCCTTCTTCGCCGTTACGTCACGCAAGTTTCGCGCGACGCCTTGAATCAATTTGACGGACAAGTGAATTCAGCCATTGCGCAAGAATATGAACTTGACGCGTTTCGATACGTTGGTTCATTGATTGACGATTCACGCGCGCAATGTATTCGTTGGAGTGGAAAAGGCGTTGTCTTGAAAGATCAACTTGAAACGGAAATCGCGTGGGCTTTCAATAACGGAACCGGAATGATTCCCGGAACCAACAAAGAAACGTACGCGACTTTTCGCGGCGGTTACAATTGCAGACATTCGGCAATTCCTTTCAAAATGACGCCTTCAATGAAGAAGAAATTCTTGAACGAACAAGGCAAGGAACAAGAAGGCGAAACAAAGGCAACGGACGCGCAAATCAATCAAGTTGAAAAACAAGTCAACCAAAATCAAAAGGACGTCAAACAAGCCGAAAAGAAGAAAGAATTGAATCCGGGCAATTTTTTGACAACTCAAAACAAAGACATTCAAAATGACTTCAATCAAGTTTTGAATGATTCGGACGACTTTATCGGACTTGCAAACGGAATAAATATGAACGTTTCTTTGCGGACACCTTCCGAATGTACAAAACCGGGAACGGACAAACTTATTCGCGCAAATGGCTTGCAGTCAACGCCCGGATTTGTTTATCGAATCGGAACTTGTTCAACAAAAGCCGCCGGTTGTTGCTATGAAGACAATTCTTCGTTAATTATCAAAATTCAAAAAGATCAAAAAATTCTTTTCAAAAAATACGACATTGATACAACAAAAGAATTTGCGAAAGAATTTGCAAAAAAAAACAATTTGGAATTTCTTGAAGCGGACGATCCGCGTTTGAGAAATAAATATCCCGCCGGAATTTATGAATTTTTTGAAGGAAAAAATTCTTTTACCTATTATGGAACAATGAACAAAGCCGACAATAAATTCAAATTTTTCACAATGTCAAGCGTTTCAAGAATTCAAGACAATAATATTGCGCCAACAATTACGCACGAAATAGGACACGCCTTTGAAAATGCAAAGGATCCCAAAAATTTAATAAAAAAGGGTTTAATGTCAAAGTTAAACTTGAAACTTTCAGACGCGCCGACAATTTACGGCGAAAGTAATATCAAAGAATTTTGGACGGAATCTTTCAGCGCTTACGTTTATGCGAATGACTTTTTGAAAAAGAACTTTCCTAAAAATTACGAATTTGTTGAAGAATATTTGAAGGAAATGAATATTGATTTGAAAACAATAAAAATTGCACAATGACAAGCGAACAACGACAAAAACTTTCGGAACTTACTGAAATTGCAGTTGAAAACAACGACATTGATTCATTGATCAAAATTCGAAAGATCATTGAACAAGACGAACAAGAAGAATTCTTGAAAGACGATTTCGGGATTGAATGGTTCTTGTCATATCTAACGCCAACGCTTCAAGATATTATTTTCGCAAATTAGAATTTCATATATTTGCACAAATACAAAACACAATGAACAAAATTCGAATTGTTAACGTCAAGAACGGCAAGTTTGCCGAAGTGACACCCGAAGCAATCCGTCAATTGAAAGAAGGCGGACATTTCAAGAATTTCGAAATTGTCAACGACAATCTTCAAATTCAAACACCTTCAACGCCGCAACCGGTGAACGTTATTGTTGAAGAAGAAATTCCAACAATGGCGGAAGCCGAACAAGAAACGGCGCCCGGTGAATTCTTGGACATTGAAAACACCGAAGAAACACCGAAGAAAAAATCTAAAAAATAACAACAATGAAACACGCTGAACAATTCTTGAAGAAAATCGGATTGTCGAAAGACATTCTTGAAAAATTAAATTCCGAAGAAGACGTGAATCTTGACGAATTGACGTCAAGTTTCAAATCAACCTTGAAAGAAGTTTTTTCCAACGATCCGGATTTCATTCAACCTATCAAAGACGAAGTGCGCGGAACGGAACTTTCCAAAATCGAACACCGGATCAAGAAAACTTTCGGGCTATCAAGCGAAGAAATCAAAGACAAGAAGTTCGACGAAATCATTTCAACGGCTTTTGAAAAAGCGAAGTCAACAAGCGCCGAAGGTGCAAGCGAACTTCAAAACAAGTTGATTGAATTGACGAAGGAAAACAAGCGATTGATTGAAGAAGTCATTCCGGCGAAAGAAGCCGAAGCAACGAACACAATCAAAAGTTTCAAGAAAGATTCCGCCCTTCGAAGTGTATTGTCGAAAAAAAGTTTGATTGTTTCGCCCGAAGTTGTTTTGCCGGCGGTTCAAACTTTCCTATCTTCGCAATATGAAATTGACGTCACCGATTCCGGCGAACTTGAAGTCAAGACGAAAAACGGCTTGAAACCTTTGAATTCAGACGGAACGAAGGCGTTAACTTTCGAAGAATTGCTTGACAATCATTTGACTTCGTTGAATGTTATTAAGCAAAGCAACGGAACGCCGCCGCCGGCAAATGGAACACCAAAACCGGCAAGCGGAACACCGGCAAACGGAAGTTCGGGAAATGACGCAAAATTCAACCTTCCCGGACTTAAAAAGGCGCAAGCCAACGTCGAACAACTTCAATCAATGAAGACGTTCGGCAAGGAATAAAAAACGGCGCGGCGGCGCTTCAAACGCAATTCACCGGGTTCGTGCAAACCAAAAAGCACAAATTCGGGCTTTTCATATAAAAGCCGTTCTTGATTGCAATTTGCAGAAAAGAAGGGCTTTTTTTATTGTCAAACCCGGAACAAGAAAAAAAATATAAACTTCAAAAACTTAAAAAAATGGCTTTTACACAAGGGCTTTGCCAAAAATTACAAGCGGATTTGATCAACGTTGCCGGACAAAACGCGCCTTCTTTGAAGCGCGATCGCGTCGGCTATCTTGACGCCTTAATGAGCGAAGAAAATCGCGCCGGCGTTGAATTGATTCCGGTACCAACAAACGGAAAATTCCGTCAAGTTCAAGTGAACTACCACGTTCGCGGAACGGAAGCCGACGTCAATTTGACTTGTTCAAATGATTGCACGACTTCGGTTGAAAGAACGCCGCTTGAATCAATCGTTTCGGTTGACAATTGCATTGAAACAAAAGGACTTCTTTTTCAAGAAGACGAAATGCGCAAACTTTGCGAAGGGGATCAAGTTTGGGTTTCTTCCGTAATAATGTCGCAAATGAACGCCGTTAACGTGAAATTGAACAAACAATTGCTTTCTTTGCAAGCGTCTAACTTCGGAAAATTCGCCGACGGAACTTCACAAAAAAGCGTGAAATTGTTCGAAGACACTTCAAACGCAAGCCGCGCAATCGCAACGGCTCAAATCCGTCACCAATACGATTTAGTAGGGGCAAGCGGCGCGCCTATGTTGATCGGCGGCGGAAACTTGGATTTGTTCGCGAAAGTGAATCAAATCGCTTGTTGCAATTCAACGACCGGAACGGATCTTTCGCGTTGGGTTGACTATATGTATTTCAATGATCGTTTCGTTGAAGGACAAATCGGCGCCGGTGAATTCATTGTTCTTGCGCCCGGCGCGGTTCAATTGATCACTTGGAACAAATACGTCGGTGAATATGCAAAGCGCAACGATATGTTCGAACACGGAACAATTACGGATCCTTTCACCGGGTTGACTTATGACTTAAAAGTTCATTACGACGATTGCGCCGACGCGTGGAAGATCAAACTTCAATTGAATTGGTCTTTGTTCTTCATTCCGGACAACGCTTTCGCTTCAACCGATCCGAATTTCGAAGTGAATTACACTTTCAACTTCAAAGATTGTTCAACAATCGTTGGTTGCTAAAATTGAAAAGAACCCGGCGGTAATGGCTTCCGGGTTCCTTTCGAATGAAAAAAAGTTTAACTAAAAAAAAATTAAAAAAATGGCTCTTTGTCCTTCAACTTGCGCGCCCGATCTTCCGAAGTCACCTTCCGGCGGTTGCGGCGTTGTCACCCGAAACGGCGGAATTTCAAAATTCGCTTTCGTGAAATGTGACTATACTTTCACCGATATAACTTCCCGGACTGAGTGGGAAGCGGCTATCACTGCCGGCAATGTAGTTTTGACCGGCTTATTGCTCGCGCAAAAGCCGAAAGGATCGTTCACGAAGAAAAGAATTTCTTCTTGTTCACCCGAAGCAATCGTCGGAAAGGAAAATCAAATCACTTTCAACGACTTCAATTCCGACGCTGAAAATTGCGAAGACGTTGATTTTTGGAACACAATTGTATTGAACGCAACGAATTATCAATTCGGATACTACACTTGTGACGGCTATTTTTACGGACTTGTTGATCAGTTCCAAATCGAAGTCGATCACGTCATTGAAGATTCGAACACCGGTTCAATGTTTTTCGACGGAACGATCACTTGGAACAAGGTTGAAATGCTTTGCGGCGTTGCCGTTGATCTTGAAGGATTGTAAAATTCGCAAGAATAACTTTTGAAAAAACCCGGTGAATTTTTTGTCGGGTTTTTTTTTATCTTTGAAAAAAAACTTTACAACTATGGCGGAAATAATTGCGAAAATTGACGAAAATACCGGCGAAGTTTCAATTGTTGATTCTTCAACCGGTGAACCGATTCGAATTGATCTTGAACGCGAAGGCGTTTCAGTTGATCCACGAAGCGGCGCTTTTACAAATATTAGAACCGGCGAAATTGTTTCCATAAATTACGACGCAAGAAGCGGAACTTTCACAATCAACGCAATTCGTGACAATGGCGACGGCGGAACAACGCCGCCCGGCGACAATTCAAATCCGGAAAATCCGAATCCGCCTATCAACGGAATCGTTGACGCAAACGTTGAATTCTTAAAAAGAAACAAAGTTGCGCCAACGTTTCAGAACGTCACAATTCAACGCGGCGGAAACAATGGCGCCGTCAATATGACAAACGCCTTCAATCGCGCGGCGGCAATCGTTGGACAAAAAGGAACCGGCGCAAAGACAAATTCAATATTTGATCCGAACGCCAAAAAACAACGCAAATGATCAAGTTCGAAGAAAAATTGAAGAACACCAACGCGGCGCTTGTTGCCGCCGTTCGTGACTTTGTGAAATACAACAAGACGGATATTCAAATCGTTGCGGCAAAAGGCGAAGCGCTTGAACACCTTGTAAAACAAGGCGGCAATTTGCAAGAAGTCAATGAAGCACGAAAAGCCGCCGGGCTTTGGGGTATTGAAGCGAAGACAAACAAGAAATTGTTGAACGAATCTTTTGTTGATTCAATTGAAAAAGGAAAGGGCGTTGTCTTTGTTTTGATAAGTGGCGAAAAACGCCGCAAACTTGACGCGCAAATTCAAAATCAAATCAATTGGACACTTGAAAAACACAATTCAATTCTTTGCGAAATTGTCAAGAATGATTCTTTCGATTCCCTTTTCTTTGCAATCAAAGGAAAGCAAAAAAAGAACGTCGAACAATTGTCCGAAAACTTGTCCACTATTGAAAGCGAACCTTCAAAAACTGACGGCAATGAATGAAATGAAATATTTGATAATTCATTGTTCGGCGACGCGCGAAGGATCCGATATTTCCGCCGAAATGGTTCGCCGTTGGCATACGGCACCGGCGCCGAAGGGGCGCGGTTGGAAACAAGTTGGATATTCCGATTTGATTCTTTTG